AGCAACAACAGCTCCAGCACTAGATGCAGGGTTAACATCCCAAACAAATAATGGAGTAGCCATAGTAGTTCCTTGTAATCCTTTATAAATAGTAACAGCTCCAACTGCAGCAGCAGTACCAATAGCACCTTTAGCAATATTTCCTTTTTGTTCAGGGGTTAATGCATTAAATTTCTCAACAGCAACAGTAGCAAGGTCAACAATACTATTAAGAATATCCATTAACCCACCATCTTCAGCAAGACTTTGAGTTAAATCACCAAAAGCATTTTTAAGAATATTAACTTTACCAGTAAGAGTATCACCAACTGCTACAGCTAAACCACCAGCATTCTCCTCAAAAATTTCCATTAAAACATTTATTTTTTCAGTTTCATTAGCAACTTTTAACATTTCTTTTTGTACTTCTGATAATTTAATACCCATTTTAGTAAGCATTCCAGGTTGCCCACCAAGTGCTATTCCAACCATTTTAGCAGTAGTAGCAAGGTCTGCTTGTTGTCCAGAAGCGTTTTCACTCATTACAGCAAGGTTAAGAAGATGAGGTGTTAATTTTCTAACTTGTTCAGTTGTTAAACTAAAACTAGCAAGCATTGCTTGACCAGCAATTATTTGGTCATCAGCAAACCCAGTAAGTTTTTGTAAAGCATAAGCTACTTCTGTTAATGAATCAATATTTTCTTTACTAGCCTGATTATGATTTTTTAATTGTTGAGTAAGTTTAGCAACAGCTTTTTCTTCTCTAACAGCGTTTTTAACACCTAACATGAAAGCTCCAGCTACACCTATAGCATAAACTTTAGCAACAGCTGCTCCAAGTTTCTTAAATTTATCTAAAGCTTTTGTAGCACCCTTTAAACCTTTACTATAGTTATCAACTGCTTTAATAATTATAGCAACAGTTGCTCCACCAGCCATACCAGCCCCTATTCCACCTAACGAAACCATTTTTATTTATCTTCTATATTTTTTCTTATTTCTTTTCATTGCTCTTTCTAAATCTTTTTGTTTAGTATTAAAAGCTCTAATTAATAAATCAATCTCTTGATATGTTAACTTATTAATATTAAAAAAAGTGTATCCTTGTTCATGCAAAAAAAGTATTAATTTGGTGTATTGGGACTTATAGATTTTTTTTTTAAGATTGCTTCCTTCTCTGATAAGCCACCTTCTTTAAGTCCACTAATCTTAAATATTCCAGTAACAATAGCTGTAACCATATAAGGTTTCATTACATCAACTTCTTTTTCTGTAAACTTTGGTTCGATACAATGATTTAATATTATTTCTTTATCAGTATCCTTACTTGTTTCTTCAGGATTATTATTTAAAATCCTTTTTAATTCTCCTCTAACAATAGGTGTACCTCTTATCTTTTCTTGTTTTTTTGTATTAAGTATTATTATTTCAGGAATTAATTTTTCATTTTCGTCCCGTTCAAATAATATTTCATTATTTTTTTCTAAAAAATTACTCATTGTATCATTCCTCCATATATTAATAATTAATTAATAAAAAAAAAAATAAAAAAATTACCAAGCTGTGTAACTTGCTATAACATCACTAACATTAATACTACAAGTTTGTGGTATAATAGTTATTGATTCCTCATTAGCTCCTTCATTAGGAGTTGCTACTCCATCATCAGCCATTCTACAACCACTCATAATAATAAAAGCTTTTCTTGCAGCTGGTGTTCCTATTTGAAGCATACAATTAAAAGTGCTTCCACCTTGAAAGTATGTTTCATAAAAAGTTTTTCTATGAGTAGTGTTTTCATCAATATTAAAATCAAAAGCATAACTTCTTTTTAATCTTTTAGGTTCACTTATTACTTCACTACCATTACCATAATGTCTCTTCTTATAATCATTAGTCACGCTCCAAGTAAAACTTATCATTTCATCAACTGCTGTTCCACTAGGAAGTGTGAGTAAACAATCGCTGAACACGAAAGGTCTAGTAGTACTAGGTGTTATTACTGCACTTGCACCACTCGTATCTGTTACTGTTTGTGCTGTGTAATTAAGGTCACAACTAAGTAATCCTCCCTCGTTACCAGTAATACTTAAACTATCAATTTTAGCTCCATTGTATTGTCTTATCCAGTTTCCACCTGTTGGATTGCACCTGTGTGCATCATAAACGTTAAAGTCTATAAGGTCACCACATTTTCCTGCTCCACTAACATAAATGTTACCTTCATTACTATCTGTTTCTTTGATAACATGAGTACTTATTGTACCACTTGTATCACTTATACTTCCTAACGCAAACCAAAACGCTTTAAAATCTTGTGGATAATAAGACACGGTTCCAGTATAATCCTTACTTGTAGTAACTTGTTGTCCTACATTTAAAGAATCTGCTCCTGTATATCTTACTTGTTCAATATTAACCGTTTCATCAGGTTCATGATTTTGAACAAGCCCAAAGTTTTGAAGTGTTGTTCCAGTTGGGTTAGCGTATGTTCCACTTGTGAAATAAAACCCTACTCGGTTTAAATCACTCATAAATTGTCCACACATTTTATTACACCTCTATTGATATTCTTAAAAAACTACAATGTAAGTTTTCCTGAATATTTTTTTCTCTTTTTAAATCTTTTTCCATTTTCTTTTTCTTTTTATGTTGCGGCTCATCTATTTCAATTGCCAAATTTAACATTGGACAATAACCATCAATAAAATAACCGTTACTTTTATATTGCCTCTCAATTTTACAATCCCAAATATTTTCTAGATAATCAAGTATTTGTGTTTCATATCTACCAATACAAGGATATGGAATATTACGAGTATTTTTTAAATAATTAAGAGCTGATACTCTAATTTTGTTTTTTGTTTTTTCTGACATATCTAAACCTACACATCTTAAACAACAATATATTTGATTTTTTCTTTTTGTAATTATTTTTTTATTACATGTTTTACAATATTTTATATATTTTTTGACTGTATTTTTATTCCAAGGAATTTGACCTAAATGTGATTTTCTTAATTTTTCTTTATATTTCGGTTGTTTCCATGAATATTTATTTTTACAACTTCCATTACAAAATTGTCTTATTTTATTTGGACTTGATTTAATTTCTTTTCCGCATTCTTTACATTTAACAATTATTTGTTTACTTGGATTTGAAATATTATGCCCACTAATATAATCTGGAATACCATATTTTTTATGATACTCCTTTTTTTCTATCCTTTTCCCACATCCACATTTACAAAATTTGTTATAAAACATTTAATTAAATCCGTATAAGTATTTATATGTAATACTTATGATTTTACTTAGCACGGTTTGAACTGCTCCTCCTATGCCTTTAATCTCGTCGATGTCAATAACGTTATTAACTCTTAAATCGTGCAATTCCATATTACTACTTGTTTCACTTGTAGTGTAAGGGAACTGGTTTGAGTTAAGATAAGTTATTATTGATTGTGATAATGAATCTCTTTCTATCTCGTTTCTAGCCCACACTCTTATTTCTAAGTCTAGTGTGACTAAATATTTTTCTTGGTTCATTCCAAGTCTTTCTGAGAATTCAAGATTACTATTCTTTATAGTAATTATTGGGTATGATACTGCTTTTTTAGGATAAGATGTTAAAATCCAATTAGTTTTTCTTTCAATAGGGTCAGTTATATTATTACGTAAATTGTTTCGTAAAAATAGTACAGTATCACTTATTACTGTTGCTGTGCTTACAGTCATTTTATTTCATCCTCGCTTGGAAATAAATCATTATAATCGCTTTTATAATGATGTCTTAATTTCTTTTTGTATATAATTTCTTATTTTTGTTTTATTTCTTGATAAACTATTATTAAAATGATGTCTTGCTGGTAATTTACTTGTTCCATGTTCAAGATAGCCTGAATAAGTAGCATTACTTGTTATAGTGGCTGATGTTTCATTATTTGTACTTGCAACACTTGATAAAAATTGTCCGGTGTCAACACTTGTTGGTTCAGCTTTATGTCCAGCAATGCTTTCTTTTACTTCACGTTCCATAAATAAACCGATTTTTATCATAGCAACACCAACATTTCTTTTAATTATTTTTTGTTTTGAATTTAAGTATTTATTGGTTTCTTTTATTCCTTCTATTTTAACACTAGTATTATTCGCCATAAAAACTACCTGTCTCTAACCTTCTAATATACACCTTCTTATATATAGGTGTCTCATTAATGTTCCATTCAATAACACCAGCATCATTAATCACTTGATAATTATCTCCTGTTGGTGAACCAATCATTATTTTAAGTGTTCCACTCATATCAATACTTCCTTGAATATAAAGTTTTGAATCATTAATACTGACAAGTCCTTGTTCTAATAATACAGCTTCTTTACCACCATAAGCTTTATCCATAGGTTGTCTTAAACCACTAGTCCACGTGTCACCTGACACGAATAAATCAATATCATCATCATAAGTTCCCGATGTAAAAACAGGGTTAAAATAGCGAATCCTACAAATTACTCCATTCTCATTAACAATATTGTTAAAATCTGTTCGTAACGCTGTTGGATTCACCATCTTCACTAATTTAACCCTTTCTCATTGATTTCTAAATTCTTTGAGTATAAAAAACTGTTTTTAAGATTCAATAATTTTTTCAATTAAATCATTTTCATTATCTTTATATGAATAATCAACGTTTTTGTTATCAAGAATTTCTTCTTGTTCATCTCTGTTCAACTTTTTTAAGTCTTTCAATTTTTTTAATTCGGTTTTGTTTTGTTTAAAAACGTTATTGTCTACTTCTTCATATAAACCAGTTTTAATCAAATCTTTAACATATCTTTCTTTAATATTAAGTTTTTCTCTTGGATT